GCCAAGAACCTGGGACCGGGCTAAGCTGTAGCCAGGCGTGGCCGCCGCCAGTCATCAGCATGCATCTGGCGGGAGGCCCGGTGAGCTACAGCTTCACCGTTGAGGCCAAGGGTGGCGACCTGCGCCGGACCTGCCAAGCCCCGCCTAGCCTGGCCAAGCCTTGCCAAACCATGTCCAGATCCTCAGCGTATCACAAACGGTACATGGGGAGGTGGTAGACAATGAGCTTGGTTGACAGGATCAATATTGAGTCGCGCACGATTGGCGGCGTTCCGTGGCAGCCATGGCGATTAGGGATTATGTAATCCCTACTGGTTAGGAAGTTCAACATCGGTGGGCCCACCCACCCTTCGCGCGAGGTCCAGGGCCAGGAGAGCGTGCTGTCGCTCGCCGCGGTCTACGCCTCGGTGCGCTACATCGCGGACGCCATCGCCTCGCTGCCGGTCAAGGTCTACCGCCAGCTCCCCGATGGCACCTCCCAGCGGATCTACTCCTCGATGCTGCTCGGCAACGACGTCTCCGGTGGCGGCCCGCAGGTTGAGGGCACCCTGTATGACTGGCTGTTCACCGGCTCGACATCGGCTCTGCTGCATGGCAACGCCTGGGGCCTGGTGACCAACCGCAGCGGTATCCCCGGCACCGATGGCCTCGGCCTGCCGACAGGCGTCGCCTGGCTGCCGCCCGAGAGGGTCTCGGTCCAGGATGATGAGCAGCAGCCCGAGAACCCGATGCGCGCCCGGATCTACTACAACGGGCGGCTGATGGAGCGGTCCGAGCTGATCCAGCTGAAGGCGTTCAGTGTCGCCGGGCGGGTGGAGGGCGTCAGCCCGCTGAAGGCGTTCTCGATGCTGTGGGGCCAGGGCCTGGACGCCCTGAAGTATTCGGCTGAATGGTTCCAGAATGGCGGTTTCCCGCCGGGCACTTTCCGCAACATCAGCGAAGAGGTGGACGACACCCAGGCGAAGGAAATCCGCCGCCGCCTGACCGACACAATCAGGATGCGCCAGCCGCTGGTGTTCGGGCGCGACTGGGAATACAACGCCATCCAGGTGCCGCAGAACGAGGCGGCGTTCATTCAGGCCATGCAGCTGAACGCCACCCAGGTCGCGGCGATCTATGGGGTGCGCCCGCAGCGGGTCGGTGGCACCCGCAATGACGGCCTGACCTATTCCAACCAGGCGATGGACCAGCTGGACGAGCTGACCAACACCTTGCGCCCGTGGCTGACCCGCTGGGAGCACCTGCTCACCATGTGCCTGCCCGCCACCCAGTACGCGGCCTTCGACGTGAACCCGCTGCTGAAGATGGACCCGAAGAGCCGCAACGAGGTCTACCAGATCCGGCGCACCATCGGCGCGAGCACCGTCAACGAGATCCGGGGCGAAGACGACCAGCCCCCCCTTGTCGGCGGGGATGAGCCGATCCCGCTGCCGGTGCTGGAGCGCATGCTCGCCACCACCCGCACCATCCCCAACTCCTACATGAGCCAGGTGGTGCTGGAGGCCGACCGGATCGGCAAGCTGCTGGAGCACATGGCCGACATCGGCCTCACCAACCCGATGGCCGAGAATGTGGCGCCGATCAACAAGAGCGCCGAGAGCTACCTCGGTGGCCTCATCACCCAGGTGCGCTCGGGCCCGCTGTTCGGCGACCCGGACGGCAAGGTGGAAGACAGTGACCGCAAGTCGGCGGTCACCATGCTGCAGACGCACGAGAAGCTGGGGCACCTCACCCCTAACGAGGCCGCGGCGCGGCTCGCCAAGGTGGGCGACGCGAAGACCCTGGGGGAGCTGGCGGCGCTGTTTAAGGACCTGCCGCATATGGCCGATGGCGTGGCGCCGAGCGCCCCCCGGCCGGCAGGACGTGCCCTGTTCGGGCCCGCGGAATTCCGGGCTTCCGATGAGGACCGTAACCGGGCCAGGGCCCTGCTCGCCATCCATGCAAAGGCGGGCCGGCTGCGTGGCGCGGAAAATGATGAACGTTCCCGTAAGGCGGCTGAGGCCGTAACCTGCGGGGATCTTGATATGTTGTTCGCAGACCTTCCGGTGGTGGAGCAGGCCGCGACCCCGCCGGAAGAGGACCGCTCTGGGGAGCCAGATCTGCCCCTGTTCGGCCCGGCCGCGCTCGCCCTGCTGCACAGCAGGGCAATGGAGTACGAACCGGCGGCCCCTCAGGCCGCTCTGAACGGAAGGGCGCACTGAAATGGCGGCCATTTCCACCTCGGATCAGAACGACCTTCCCGACAGCGCGTTCGCCTACATCGAGAGCGGCGGGACCAAGGACAGCGACGGGAAGACCACGCCGCGGTCGCTGCGGCACTTCCCCGTCCACGACGCCGCCCATGTGCGCAACGCCCTCGCGCGGGCCAGCTCCTCGCCGTTCGGCGAGAAGGCGATGGGCAAGATCAGGTCGGCGGCGAAAAAGTTCGGCGTCCACGTCGGCGAGAACAGCCTGCCCAACGACTTCGACCGGCGTGAGGTGCGGATCACCAGCCAGTTCCGCGACCTGGACAAGCCGATCGAGTTCCGGGACATGGGGGAGCAGGGCCGGTGGCTCGGCGGGTACGCGACGGTGTTCATCCCGCGCGAATCCCGCAACCTCGGCGGCTTCAAGGAGCGCGTGTCGCCCACGTTCTTCGATGAGGTGCGCGCCAGCGGGTGGAAGAACAGCGACGGCACCGGGGTGATCTGCCGGTACAACCACGATTCCAACATGGTGCTGGGCACCACCGACGCGGACACGCTGCGGCTCAAGTGCGACCGGGTCGGATTCGACTACACGGTCAAGCCGCCGGAGGCGCGCCGCGACATCACCGAGCTGGTCGAGCGCCGCGACATCCGGTATTCGTCGTTCGCTTTCCGCTGCCACCCCGGCGGGGATGAGTGGGACTGGCGCGACGGCATCGCGCAGCGCACCCTGCACTCGGGTGACTGCATCGACGTCGCCCCCGTGCTCGACCCCGGCTACATGGACACCACCGCGATGCTGCGGGCATTCGACGCGGCGCTGTACTCGATCGCGGACTACGTGCAGGCCGAGGTGGAAGAGGTCCGCGCCTTCGCCGCCGACGACGACCTGCGCAAGTTCTTCGTCCGCAGCGACCGGCCGACCATGCCGGCGGCTGGCCCGCGCAAGGGGCTGTTTGGCCCGCAGGCCGCGGCCATGCTGCTCAGCCGCAAGAAGGACCCCTACGACAACACCGAGTGACAGGTATAAGATCAGGACCAGGACGGAGTAGGCCATCCCGTCCTTAGGCCGCAGGCTGGGGCACCGCCCCCCGCCGCCTGGCTGGAGCCCGCCGGGATTATCCATATCCCTTCGGGCTTCAGGAGGAAGCCGATGGCCAGCGAAGTCACCAAGCGCCTTCGGGACCGGCGTCTCAATGTGTGGGAGCAGTGCAAGGCTCTCGCCGACACCGCCGCTACCGAGAACCGCGCATTCTCTGCCGAAGAGCAGGGCACCTGGGACGTCCTGAACGAGGAGATGGACAACCTCGACACCAGGATCAAGGCAGCCCTCGACGCCGAGCAGCGCTCGGCTGAGGCAGACCAGGCCTTCAACCGGCTGCACGCCGACGCTGAAGGCAAGAAGATGGCCAAGGACCCCGGAATCGCGGCGCTCAACGGCGCACTGCGGTCCTTCCTGCTCGGCGAGACCCGCGGCAACGCCTCGGGTGGCGCCTTCGAGATCGCCCGGCCGGACAACAGCCGGATCAACTGGAACTACGGTCCCATCAACCTGTCGGAGATGCGGCGGGCTGAGGCTGAGTACCGGACCCTGATCTCCACCGCCACCACCTCCGGTGGCAACCTGGTCCCGACCGACTTCTACGACCAGCTGATCGCGCACCTCATCGAGGTCAGCGGCCTGCTGCAGACCGGGCCGACCGTGCTGAACACCGCGGGCGGCGAGAACTTGCAGATCCCGAAGACCACCGCCCACTCGACGGCGGCCTCGGCGGCCCAGGCGGGCACCCTGCCGACCGCGGACCCGGCGTTCGGCCTGGTCACCCTGGGTGCGTTCAAATACGGAATTCTCTTGCAGGTCGCTAGGGAATTGCTGGACGACTCCGGGGTGGACCTCGTCGGCTACCTGGCCATGCAGTCCGGCCGGGCGCTCGGCAACAAGTTCGGTTCCGACCTGATCCTGGGCACCGGCACCGGCCAGCCGAACGGCCTGGTCAACACGATCGTCGGCGCTGGTGGCGTCTCGGTCACCGGGGCATCCGGTGTGCTGGGCGTGCCGCGGTACCAGGACCTGGTGAACCTCGAATACTCGGTCATCGCTCCCTACCGTCAGTCCAGGTCCTGCTACTGGATTGCCAGGGACGCGACGATCGGTGGCTTCCGGCTCATCCTGGACTCGCAGAACCGCCCGATCTGGGAGCCTTCGATGGTCCTCGGATCGCCTGACCTGCTGCTCGGCAAGCCACTTGTGGCGGACCCGTTCATGCCGGCCGTGGCGACCGGTGCCCGCTCGATCGCCTTCGGCGACTTCAGCCAGTTCTTCGTCCGCATCGTCGGCCCGGTCCGCTTCGAGCGGTCGGACGACTTCCTGTTCGGCTCGGACCTGGTCGCCTTCCGCGCCCTGATCCGTGGCGACGGCACGCTGGTTGACCAGACTGGCGCGATCAAGCTCTACAGCGGGGCGCTTACCTGATCGTGAGGGAGGGCCGTCCCTGCGGGGGCTTGGGCGGCCCACCCTCATCAGGGCAGTTCCACTGAGCCCGGAAGGGGCCGAAGATGGCAAGGTACAGCAGCAGCAGCACGGAGGAGCCGGGCCAGTACCCGGCACCTGCGTTCGCCCGGTTCGGCCTGCCGGCGCAGACCTTCGGCTCGGGAGCACCGGGCGGCTCGCCCACCAGCAGTGAAGTTGACGGCGGGGACACCAACGAGCCGGGCCAGTACCCGTCCCGGGAGACGTTCACCGGAGTTGCCCTGGACGGCACCGGGGCGCCTGGCACCACGGGCATCCCCAACGAGGTGGTCAGCGGTGAGCCGCCGATCGGCGGCGCCGCCGACTCGATCCAGTTTTCCAAGCCCACCTTCTACAAGTCCATGTATGAAGATGGCGGCATGGAGCCGGGGTACATCACCCAGACCGCACACGACCAGGTGTCGGGCCCGGCTGACTGGACCCAGGCGAACGACTACGGCTACGTGTCCGTGCCGGAGTACCAGATGCCAGGCGTGGCGGGCAACACTCCCACTCCTGGCAGTGGCCAGTACCAGACCGGCGACGGCCAGGTGCTGTACGGCGGCTACCTGAAGGGCAACCGGCCAGGCACGGGCAGCCACCCGTCCTTCTCCGGTCCTGGGACCTGACCATGGTCGCCGCCCTGGTCGGCATTGCCCTGGTCATCCTCGCGGTGCTGCTGTGGGTGGGTGGCGTGAGCGTCGCCCACGCCATAGCGATCTTCATCGGGCTCATCGGCGTGCTGCTGGTCCTGTACTGGGGCCTGCCGGGCGGCTGGGGACGGAGAGCGTAATGGAAGTCCTGACCGGGCGGTTCCCAGCCCTGCTGACGCCGACCAGCCAGGAAGGCGGGAACATGATTCAGCCCACCCTGGCCGGGTCGGCGATGACCGCGCCGGGCAGCACTCCCGTCACGCCCCTGCCGGGGCCGCTGGAGGGGTCCGACCCGGCGATTGACTACAGCGGCCCGCAGATCCCGGTCAGCCACCCAGGCCAGCGCGACAGGGTTGCGGCGGCGCCGGCCAGATGGGGTGGCGCCACCTTCGACGTGATCTCCATCGGCGGAGCCTTCGGGGAGGTCTGACGTGGCCCAGGTACCTAACAGCCCGCCGGTCCCTGACCCGTTCCCTGACCCCGTCCACCCCCGGGATGCACCGTTCGAGTCCATGCCTCCGCCGGATCACATCAGTTTCCAGATCTGGCAGGACTCCTGGTATGACGCCAGCAGCCATGAGCCAATGGGGGCGTTCACCCAGCGGCCCGCGGGCCCGTGCAGCATAGAGACGGGGCGGCTGATCGACGGGGACTGGCATATGGGCGGCCCCTGGAAGCAAGTCTGAGAGAAGGCGACCATGTCCCAGCCGAACAGCCCCAACATCGTGTCCACCCCGGCGCACTCGTTCCAGCCGTACGACGCTGACGATGGCGACACCTCTCCCTGGGTGAAGCTGGACGGCAACGCCGGCCCGGCCGACTTTCACGGCGGCCGGGTGAGCGGCGAATTTGTGGATTCCGCACCCTGGGTCCAGGTCTGACCCTGCTACCCTGGGGCAGTCCACGCTCCAGGGAAGGCCGCGTTGAGGTATCTCGTTACGGGCGGCGCTGGCTTCATCGGCGCCGCCCTCACTAAGCGCCTGCTGGCCGATGGCCACGACGTCACCGTTCTCGTCCACCGCTCCACCAGGCGCCTGGCTGATGTCCTGCCGTGGCCGGGCCATGTCGTTCATGGCGACATCCGCGACCCAGAAGCGGTGTTCAGTGCGGCGGAGGGCTGCGACGCCGTTGCGCACCTGGCCTACCCGCAGGGCCGCGGCGGTGATCCGCGTAACACGCTGGACGTGGCGATCCGCGGAATGCTCAATGTCCTCGACGCCTGTCTCAAATGCGACATACCCGAGCTGCTGCTGGTCTCCTCGCC